TGAGTGAAAGTGACGCAGTTTATGCTGCAGATAAATTTATTGATTATTATACTCAGTTCAATCGTATCGATGATTATCTTCGCTTTGTAAAGAAAGACCGTATCAGTGAGAGATCTGGATCATTGTTTGGTGCAGATGTGGAGTTCTTTGATGCATTTAATGTGCATCCAAATGACATGAACTTTGAGGTTCATGTTGTTGATACTAATCCTAAAACTACTTCAAGATACAATCAATGGTTGTATTCAGAAACTCTAAATCTTACCGCATCAAATGCTATTGAAGAAGCAATCCCAGGTAGGACTCACAAGTGGATTGTAGTAGAAACAAATACCAATAAAGTCATTGGTGTTGTTCGCTTTGGATCCCCAACGATTAATAGCAAACCACGTAATGACTACTTTGGTGAAGTCCTTCCTCTTTCTGATATTAATGCTCATTTTGTCATGGGCTTTAACATTGTTCCTACTCAACCTTTCGGGTTCAATTACCTGGGCGGAAAGTTACTCGCTCTCTTAGCATGTTCTAAGGAACTTAAGCATCAGTTTGATGATAAGTATGGAACAGATCTCAAATACTTTGAGACAACCTCTCTCTATGGCACGACCAAGGGTGTGTCCATGTATGATGGACTCAAACCCTTTCTAAGGCACATAGGGGACACTGAGAGCAACTTCTTACCCCTGTTCCATGATGATGAGTTTAGGGACTTCTTCTGGTGGTTCAATGAGCGTAATGGTGGGGAACGTCTGATTCCTGCAGACAAGTCATCCAAGAAACTCAAGATTCAAACCAAGATGATCTCTATCATCCGTAAATCGCTAAAAGACGAGAATAAACTCAAACAGTTTAATGACTGTATTGATCATGCAAAATCTCTAACTGAAAAGAAGAGATATTACTTTGGGAAGTTCGAGCACTCGATGGATGAGGCGATTGTTTGGTGGAAGAAGAAAGCAACCAAGAGATATGAGAAACTTCAATCTCAGGGTAGATTGAGAACACAACTTGAGATTTGGGAACCGGGTGCTGATTTGGAGATTATTCGTTAATGGAACTAAAGGACTGGCTTAATTCAATCAACTTCAACAAAGAAGATCTATCAGAACATATCAAGGATTATCCACCATACATTGTCAATCGTTGTCTGTCTGGACACTTGGACTGTGTGATGTTTGCTAATGAAATGAACAAGTATAACTTTATTGATAAAGATATGCAATATTCGTTTTATCTAAATACTTTGAGGAAAAGAAAGAGATTCTCTCCCTGGCTCCGTAAGGATAAAGTCAAGGATCTAGAATGTATAAAACAATACTATGGTTATAGTAATGAAAAAGCATCTCAAGCTCTGAAAATCCTGACCACAGAACAGATTAACTTTATTAAACAACGACTTGATGTTGGAGGAATGACATGACAAACACGGTGGAACCGACAGTGGAATGGTCACAGGACCAGATGGTAGAGGTGCTCTTGAATGAACCAGACGACTTTCTGAAGGTCAGGGAAACATTGACTCGTATTGGTGTAGCGTCGAGAAAAGAAAAGAAACTTTATCAAAGTTGCCATATTCTCCATAAACAGGGTAGATACTATATCGTACACTTTAAGGAGTTATTTGCTTTAGATGGCAAACACGCTAACCTTACTATTAATGACGTTCAGCGTCGCAACCGTATTACTCGTCTTCTTGCTGACTGGGGTCTCATTTCTGTTGTCGTCCCAGATTCTGTAGCAGACATTGCTCCTCTGAACCAGATCAAAGTCCTGTCTTACAAAGATAAGTCGGACTGGGTTCTGGAGCAAAAATATAATATCGGTAAGAAAAATAAAACTCAAGAAACCGAATAAATAATTTTGCGATCTTTCGTGCGGTCGCTTCAAAAGTCGGAAACCCCTATAAGACGGTGTGGTTGTTACTACACCGTCTTTTTTCGTATCATGTATAATTAGTAGTGGATGCCGAACGGGTCCACACAATCAAATCTCGCTTACAAAGGAGAAGTAAAATGACTAACCTCATGAAGTACAATGCTGCAAACTTGGATCAGTTGCTTGATCGTATAAATAGGAACAGCATCGGTATGGATGAATACTTTGATCGTCTGTTTACACTACACGAAACAACGTCAAACTATCCACCGTATAATCTAATTCAGGTCAGTAACGTTGAATCCAGGCTTGAGTTAGCACTCGCAGGATTTAAGAAAAAACAAGTCAATGTCTACACACAAGACGGAAAACTCTTTGTCGAAGGACAACGAGAAGATGGAGAAACAGGGACAGAGTATGTCCACAGAGGAGTGGCTCAAAGATCTTTCACTAGATCATGGACCCTCAGTGACGAGACGGAAGTTAGATCAGTTAGCTTTGAGGATGGGTTGCTGAGCATTACTCTTGGTAGGATTGTTCCACAGCATCACCAGAGAAAGGACTGGTTCTAAATATAATTGAATATCGTCGCCGCGAGGAGCACCTGGCAAAATCCAGGTTGACTCCTCCTTTTTTCTTTGCTAAAATTGCTTATGCCTGGAGATTCAATGACCGAAGAACCTAACGTTCACCCAGAGATTGCAGAAGTCAATTGGATTGACGATGCTTTCTATGTTGAAGAAACGAGATTCATGTGGAAGAGTGTTCGTAAGGACACTGGAAAGGATTTTCTATTTGGATTAACAGAAAAGGCCGTTATCGAAATGACCCGTTGGCATCTAAAGTGTGAACAGGAAGGAACTCTTGATCAATACACAAGAGTTATTGGTGACGCATATGTTGGAGGAAAACTATGACTAAAAAAGAATTCAAAAAAACTGATAGTAAAGGTCGTGAAGAAATTTGGGAGTGGGAAGAAACTCCTGAGATGACTGCTGCTGTTGAAAGATTGCACGAAACTATCCGCAAAAACAAACAGCAAGAAGTTATTCGTGAACTTGAACTGAAGGCACCTGACTATGGAGTTGGTAAATGACTGTTAAACTTTTGCTTCTTAAATCTGGAGAAGATGTTGTTGCAGATGTTTCAGAGATGGTTGTGGGTGAAGAAGAAAATCGTCGCGTTGTCGGTTACTTTCTCTCTAAACCTTGCATTGTAAAAATGCAACAACCGGAGGTTCTTTCCGAACAGAGAAATGAAACTAAATCTGGTTACAGAGTTTCTCTCTTCCCATGGATGCCTCTCTCAAAAGAAAGCACAATTCCCATTGCTGCTGACTGGGTTATCACAATGGTCGAACCAGTTACTAAACTAAATGAAATGTACATGGAGGATGTTGTAAACAATGAGCAAACAAATAAAGCTGCTAGTGTTGACTAACGACACTATTCTTGTTACGGAGATTGAAGAGATTGGTGCTGACATTGGTCAACCTGATTGTAAATTGATCAATCCATTCACTGTTCGTATTGATAATAATCAAATTCTTCTAGCACCTTGGTTGCTTACAGTAACTAACCAAGATACAATTATGATGAGTTCTGACAAGATTCTTACCCTTGCAGATCCTAAACCAACTATCCTTGAAAAATACGAAGAACTGACTAAGTAATGCGTTTTTACACTAACGTTCAATTGATTGGAAATCAATTCCTGGTTCGCGGAGTTGATAATGGAAAACGGTATGAGCATCGTGATGAGTTCTTCCCTACACTGTTTGTTAGGTCGAAGAGAGAATCTAAATTCAAAACGTTAAGTGGAGAAGAAGTAGAACCAGTGCGACCGGGCACTGTTAGAGATTGCCGTGAGTTCTACAAAAAGTATGATGATATTGATGGATTTCCTATTTACGGAAATGATCGATACATCTACCAGTATATCTCAGAGAAATACCCTGAGGATGAAATCAAGTTTGATATTAGTCAGATTAAACTGGTAACTCTCGATATTGAGACCACTGCAGAGAAAGGATTTCCTGATGTAGAATCTGCGTCAGAAGAGATTCTTGCGATTACTATTCAGGACTACACTACTAAGCAGATTGTTACTTGGGGTGTCAAACCTTTCGTCAATAAGCAGAAGAACGTTACCTATCGCTATTGTTCAACAGAGCATCAGCTGCTTAGCGACTTTATCAATTA